AAAGATTTTTACCCTGAGTACATTGCAGCAAAGCAAAAGCTCACACGATTAGAAAAACAACACGACAACTACCAACGTAAAGTCAGAAATCAAATTAGAGAGTATCAAGTGACCATTCACAAGATGAGGCACGAAATACTAAAACTTAAAGGACACAATGTTGAAAGATGTCAGGAACTTTATGAACGCATTTTAAACGAGTACGGCATCACTGAAGATGAACTCAAAAGCCCAATGAGGGACAGATCAATCGTTAACGTCAGACACGCTTTGTTCTATTATCTAAGGCACAGAAAGAATTTCAGCACTGTGAAAATAGGATCTATTTTTAACCGTGATCATTCAAGCGTTATAAATGGATGTAAGAGAGTAGAGAATTGGCTGGACATTCCTCAAGTGTACAGAGAGGAGTTAACCATATTAGAGTTAATCAATGGAGCTGACAGTCAGGAAGGGGCGTGAGTACGTTCACATAATCCTTGAGAATGACAAGCAAGTAATCTACTATGCAAAGAAATACATGAAACAAGGCTTTGAGGTTTACAGCATCTGCAATGATAAAACAATTCAAATAAAATGCAAGTGATTAATTTCAGCGGAGGCAGAACATCCGCATACATGACCAAACGGCTAATTGATGAGGGTAATGATTATTTAGTCACCTTTCAGAATACTGGCAAGGAATTGCCGCAAACACTTGACTTTGTACATGAGTGTGGTAAGCGTTGGAATATTGACATCGTATGGCTTGAATATCGTAAACCAGCCAGCTTTGAAGTTGTGACCTATGAAACTGCCTCTAGAAAGGGAGAACCATTTGACCAACTACTTGAGCAGCGACCTGCCTCAATACCAAATCAGCAGTTCAGATTTTGCACTTTAGAAATGAAAATCAACACACTCAAGAGATACCTTAAAAGCATTGGGATAAACGAATACACATCATTTAATGGTATACGCTATGATGAACCGAGAAGATGGCAGAAGATTAAAGCCACTGACCTTGACGTTGAGTTGCCTCTTGTTCAATGGAAAACCACAAAGGCTGATGTATTGAAGTGGTGGAGTGAACAAGATTTTGACTTACAAGTCAATGAACCCTATGGAAATTGCGACTGCTGTTTTTTGAAAGGCAAGGGCAAACTTGCAACGATTGCCAAAGAGAAACCAGAACTTTTTGACTGGTGGATTGATAAAGAATCCGAAGGCAAACAATGGAAAAAGGAAATAAGCTATCAAGCACTCAAAGACAAAGCACAGGCTCAACTCGGTTTATGGGATGATGACCCATCCTTTGAATGTTTTTGTAATGTGGACTAATCGTTTATAAGTTTGTAAATACCTATTAAAATTGCAAAGAACTTTGACATATCAAAAAAGCCGACATCATAAACGAGCTTACCAAAGCCGAATGGTTGAGGGAAGTTTGTGAGAAGATAGGGAAGCACCAAGCTAATGATTTGTATCAGGAGGTGTTTTTAATAATCTGCGAAAAGGATGAAGAATGGATAAAGGAAAAATACAACAGTGGATATTGGGAGGGCTTGGTCATCCGTATCGTGGTTAACCAGGCTTACGGTCAATACACCAGGTTCAACAAGTTATTCAAACAAGAGCCAATGCTTGACAGCTCTAAACTTGAAATACCTGATCATGATGTTGATTACAGAAACGAGATACTGCACTACTGCATTGATATCGTACTGCGAGAGTATGACTGGTACCATACTAAAATATGGAAGCTATACTCAGAGGGTGGGCGTAACATCAAACCAAAATCAGCACGATCCATCAGCAGAGCAACGGGCATCAGTAGGCATGAAATAGATAAAGTGATTAACGAGATTAAATACAAAGCAAATAAACAATTCAAAAAATATGAACCTTACATTTGAGATATTAGGACTCGCCTCCGCAGGAGTAATTCTTGTAAGAAACTTGACATATCGGCTCAAGGTTAAGCCATTTACCTGTGAGCTATGTCTTGCGTTTTGGTTGAGTTTAATTTACTTCCACTCCTTGGAGGGAGTTCTATTCTCATTTGCGGCAGGAATGACAGCAGCGATTATAAACAGATATGTATGAACTAAAGGACATTAACGAAGTAATTGACACATTAAAAAGACATTTAAAATACCGAAGGGGCTTTGCCATCAGTCAACCACGACCGAGCGAAGTCAACGAAGCACTAACCAAAGTAATAAGGATACTAAATGAGAGTAACACTGGAACACTACGGAACGAAGATAACGATTGAAACAAAACACGATGATGTGAACATACAAGAGCTTGAAGAGTTGCTCAGGTCGTTGTGTCTTGCTGCTGGATATTCAGAACAAAACATTCAGGAGATGTTTGGACAATTGCCATAAAATAAAATAATATGACCCAAGAACAAATAACATTCATACTGGAGGAGATGCTGCCAGTATTCCAGAAATGGAAAGAAACACAAGTGCTAAAGATGACACCTGAACAAAACGTAGAGTTCAGAGCAGTGTACCTACAAGAGATGGGGAAACCACTTCCAACGTGCGGCAACTGTGTCGTTGAGGGAATGCTCTCAATGATTATTAGAGCTGAAGCACAGAAGAAGGAGTTGAACACTCTTGCTGATGATGAGCAGCCCGTTAAAAAAAAGCGTAGAAAACGTGTCGTGCGTAACGAAGATAATTCAACAGGATTGGGCGAAGGATAAACCTTGGCTCGTTGTTGGTACCGGTCCATCTCTTGAGAGGTGGGATGCTTCAATGATGTTAGACTATAACGTCTGGACAATTAACGGGGCATTGGAAAAAACACGATACGCAGATATAGCAGCCTTTCATGATCCACCCATATACAAAGAGCCAAACAAATACATAAACGGAAAGTATAAGGCACGTTTCATTCTGACCAGAACCTGCAATCCAAAGATATACGACAACACAATCTTTGTGCAGTTTAAGATTGATCCAAATATCGGTCACTACACATTCAGAACTTTCAACTCAAGCTCATTTGCATTTGAACTACTGATGAATAGATTTGACCAAGTATATACGTTAGGCATAGATGGAGGTCGTGAACTATATCAAGGATTGACAGAACACTATATCAGAGGAGAGCAAGGCACAAACTTTAACGCTCACAATCAGCATATGCACGAGCTAAAAAATAGAACGGATTGTCAAGTAATTAGGTTATGAAAAAGCACACTAAGATCTATCTGAACTATTTCGGCTACGACACAACCGATTGGATACCTTGTGAGATATGCGGAAAAACTGCAAATGATATTCACCACATTGAACCAAGGGGAATGGGAGGGAGTAAAACTAAAGATGTCATTGAAAACCTGATGGCGGTTTGTAGATCTTGCCATGAAAAATATGAAGGGAATAAAGCGGACAAAGAGATGTTGAAAGTTGTCCATAAGGTCAAGATGAATGAACGTAATTACAAAGTAATAACAAAGTAATGAAAGAGATACCAGGCAGAAACGGAGGAACTCTCAAAGTACCTGAGAAAGGGGAAACTGCAAACCCTAACGGCAGACCTAAAAAGTTCACCACCTTGATGAAGGAGGAAGGCTATAAGCTTTCAGAAGTGAACGACAGCATTCAGGCTATCATGGCAATGGATGAACAAGAGATTAAAAAGGTTCTGAAGAACGAAGGAGCAACCATGTTAGAAAAGACAGTTGCAAAGGCTATTATCAAGAGCTATGAGAAAGGCTCACTGTATTCAATGGATACTTTACTGAGTCGGGTATATGGTAAGCCTAAGGAAACGGTAGACGCAACTGTTGAGGCTAAGGTTGTTAACGTGACACTTAATTTAGACTAAAAAAGTCCAGTAAATTATGTAAAAAACTTGACAAACCACAAGGTAAAATATATATGGAAGAAATCACATTTTTAGGAAACGCCTGGTCAGATGACTACGGCTTGAACATCACGGTGAACGTGGACAAATTCAAACAAGCACTCGCTGACGGAAAGCTTGAGATTAACAAGTACGGAGATGTTCGTATCAGAGTGCAGAAACTCAAGCATCAGAACGACAGGTCAAAGGCTACCCACTATGTGGCAGTGCCAAGACCACCGAAAGAAAAGGACGATATGCCTTTCTAATGAGGGTACTTCTATTACTTGACGGCATGAATGGGGTGAGCTTTCACAGGCTATACACCCCTTACGTCAAAATCCAAATAGATTACGGCATCACAGTTGATGTCTCCGTGGATCAGAATGAGTGGGCTGACCTACCATTTGAGAAATATGATTGCGTGGTGTTCAACCGATGGTTAGGGAAACTCCAATACAACATCTTACCTGTACTGGCTAAAAAGAAAATCCCGTTCATCGTTGACATTGACGATTATTGGGTGCTTCCGAAGTACAACCCAGCGTACAAGTTCTACAGAGCATACATCAAGAACGGCATCAAGGACAGCCTACATTATGCAGATGCAGTGATGGTGACCACTCCACAATTGGAGGAGAAGGTGAAGGAGTTTAATACAAACGTCACGATTATCCCGAATGCTTTAGACTACAATCAAAGCCAATGGAAAGCAGAAACGGAGCATCCTTTCACTATCGGTTGGGTCGGAGGCTTATCACACACGGAAGACTTAAAGTTGCTTACAAACAAAATAAAGCCTATCTGTGAGGAATACGGAGCGAGATTCCTAATGTGTGGCTTCCATGAGAATGTTCCCGATTGGGCAACCATGGAGAAAGCAATCACAGGAGAGCCAAGACATAAACGACCAGAGTGGTTTCAGACAAGGGTAGGAACAAAAGCAAACGAGTTCGGCAAGTATTACTCAGAAATAGATATCTGTTTAGCACCACTGCAAAAAACACAGTTTAACCGTTACAAGTCAGAGCTGAAAATCTTAGAGGCGGCAGCCTACAAGTTGCCTATCTTTGTAAGTGCAGTTGAGCCATACACGAATCATCGTGACAACCTCGGATGTTTCTTTGTTAAGAACAACGATTGGTCAGAGATTGGAAAGCTGATCAAGTCAGACAAAGTAAAAGAGGTAGGTGAGATTAATTACCAGTATTGCAACCAACACCACAACCTTGACACAATCAACAAAAAGCGTGTTGAACTATTGCGGCAAGTATGCAAATAAACTACTCAAGACCAAAACTGACGAGCTACCAAAAAGCCATCTTAGATTCAGATGCACGTTACACGATA